GCCCAGACCATCGGGCAGAACCCGCAAGCGCAGCAGATCATGATGTCCCTGCAGGCTCACATTGCCGAGCACCTTGGCTTCAGCTACCGCAAGCAGCTTGAAGAGAAGCTGGGGGCACCGCTCCCGCCGCCCGGAGAGGAGCTACCGGAGGACATCGAGGTCCAGCTCTCCCGTCTCGTTGCACAGGCAGGGGCGCAGCTTACCCAAGCTCACCAGCAACAGGCGGCGCAGCAGCAAGCCCAGCAGCAGGCTCAGGACCCCATGTTCCAGCTCCAGCAGGCAGAACTGCAGATCAAGGCGCAGGAGGCTCAGCGCAAGGCCCAGAAGGACATGGCCGACATTCAGCTCCGTGCCGCCGAGCAGCAGCGTAAGGCGCAAAAAGATCAGACTGATGCAGCCCTTGAGGCCCAGCAACTACAGCTCAGCCAGACCGAGTTGGCGGTAGAGGCCCAGAAGGACGGCATCAAGCTGAAGCAAGCTCGCCAGCAAGCAGACCGCGAGTTTGAAATGAAGGTGATGCAGGAGATGCAGAACCGCCAAAACCAAGGGCCGACTAGAGAATAACCATGGCAAAAACCGTCTTTGACGTGCTAACGGAACAAATCGACTCGCAGTTGGAGTCAGCAAAGGACTTCCTCAGCTCTGGGGCTGCTAAAAGCTACGAGGGCTATCGGGAAGTTGTTGGACTTATTCGGGGTCTTGAGTCCAGCAAAGGGTTAATCGCAGACCTCTCGCGCAACTATATGGACGATAACGATGACTAACGTGGCCGAAGAATTAGTTGAAGGCGCCCTTGAGGCGGAAGCAGCACTCACCGAAGAGGAACTTGAAGCACAACTCCCAAAGCCTGTTGGCTATCGCATCCTTATTGCTCTTCCGCAGATCGAAGAGAAGTTTGAGGGCAGCGAGTTAATTAAGACCAGCCAAATTAAGCAGCAGGAGCAAGTGCTGTCCATCATCGGTGCCGTTATTGATATGGGCAACGAGTGCTATGGCGACAAAGAGCGTTTCCCGACCGGGCCTTGGTGCCAAGTTGGGGACTTTGTGATGTTCCGGGCCAATTCCGGTACCCGGTTCAAGATTGGTGGTACGGAGTACCGCCTTATGAATGACGACAATATTGAAGCTGTCGTCACCGACCCTCGCGGTATTACGAGAGCGTAAGGAGAGTTAGATGGCGTTCCAACCCGTAGAGTATGAGTTTCCTGATCCCGAGAAAGCGGAGAAGGATAGCTTTGAGATCGAGCTTGAGCCCAGCAGTGCTGAGCCCATGCAAAAGCCCGACAAGGCAAAGAAGGAAGAGCCCGTCGAAACGCTGAAGGCCGACGACCTTGAGGTTGAAGTCGTTGATGATACGCCGAAAGCGGATCGTGGCAGGAAGCCCTCTGAGCCCCCGGAGGATGTCACTGAGGAAGAACTTCAGGACTACTCGGAGAAGGTGCGTCGCCGCATCCAGCACTTCTCTAAGGGTTACCACGACGAGCGTCGGGCCAAAGAACAGGCCCTGCGTGAGCGCCAAGAGTTGGAACGCCTAGCCCAGCAACTTGTTGAAGAGAACAAGCAGCTCAAGGGCAGTGTTACCAAAAACCAGACCGTGCTTATTGAGCAGGCCCGTCGTTCTGCCGCTGCCGAACTTGAAATGGCTAAGCGTACATATCGCCAAGCCTATGAGTCTGGCGAGGCTGATGCAGTATTAGACGCACAGGACAAGCTAACTAATGCACGGCTTAAACTTGAGCGCGTAAATAACATCAAGTTGCCTGCTTTACAGGAAAAAGAAGTTCCTGTAGAAACGCAACAACAGCAACAGGTTTATAACGCCCCGGCACCACAGGTCGATACGAAGGCGCAGGAATGGCAACAAGCCAACCCGTGGTTTGGTACCGACGACGAAATGACTAGCTTTGCGCTGGGGTTGCATTCAAAGCTAGTCAAAAGTGGGGTTGACCCACAGAGTGACGAATACTACGAGACGATTAACTCTCGTATGCGAAGTATCTTCCCCGACAACTTTGAGGACACGAGCCTTGAAGAAGTTGAGGAAGAGAAGCCAAAACGCAGAGCGAATGTGGTTGCACCCGCTACGCGGAGCACGGCGCCTAAGAAGGTGCGATTGACGCAAACACAGGTGGCTATTGCAAAACGGCTTGGGGTTCCTTTGGAACTATACGCCAAAAAGGTTGCAGAAGAGATGAGGAAGGCAAATGGCTGAGAATCGTATTAACCGTGAACTTCAGACCCGTGAAAAGACGGCCCGTAAGCGCGCATGGCAGCGACCGGAATTACTTCCGAATCCCATGCCGGAAGAGGGGTACACCTATCACTGGGTCCGGGTTAGTACGCTCGGTACAGCCGACGCCACTAACGTTTCCTCAAAACTCCGTGAAGGCTGGGAGCCTGTGAAGGCAGCGGATCATCCTGAAATCACCATGGTCACCGTTGAAAATGAACGGTTTGCGGACAACGTGGTGATTGGTGGTCTGATGCTCTGTAAGGCCCCGGTGGAGCTTGTCGAAGAGCGCAATGAGTACTACAACGACCAAACTAGGGCTCAGATGCAATCTGTAGACAACAACTTCATGCGAGAGAACGACCCGCGTATGCCGCTTTTCAATGAGCGCAAAACGAAGGTCACCTTTGGTTCTGGGTCTTGATACTTTCTAGGAGTCTAACATGGCTTATCCGACTGTAAGTGGGCCGTACGGCCTAGTTCCGGTCAAGCTGATCAGCGGCACGCCCTTCGCAGGCGTGACCCGTCAGTACAAGATTGCCTCTGGCTACGGCACGAGCATCTTCGCTGGCGACGCTGTGAAACTTGTCACCGGTGGAACTGTTGAGCGTGATACGTTCGACGCTGCTATGACGCCGATTGGGGTGTTCATGGGCTGCTCCTACACCGACGCCACCCTTGGCAAGGTGTTCCGGCAGTACTTCCCCGCGAGCACGGCTGCTTCCGACATCATGGCTTATGTTGTCGATGCAACCGACGTGCTCTTCAAAGCGGCTGTTGTGTCCTCGGGCACGACGATTGGTGATTTGGCACTGACTGACCTCGGCGCCAACGTTGCTGGTGTGGACAACACCGGGGACACCGCTTCGGGTAACTCCCGTTGCGCGATCTCTGACACGTCCGCAACCACCAACACTCTGCCTTTCCGCATCGTTGGTCTCGTCGAAGAGACCAAGAACGCATCCGGTGGTTACACCGAGGCGTACGTGAAGTGGAACGCAGGTCACCAGCTCTCTAACACGACCGGCGTCTAAGGAGTGATGTAACATGGCTATTTCACGCGCCCAACTACTGAAAGAACTCCTGCCGGGGCTTAACGCTCTGTTTGGCATGGAGTACGCCAAGTACGGCGAAGAGCACGCCGAAATCTACGAAACCGAGTCCTCGGATCGGTCCTTCGAAGAAGAGGTGAAGCTGTCTGGCTTCTCGGCAGCGCCTGTCAAGAACGAAGGTGCAGCTATCGAGTACGACAGTGCTCAAGAAGCATGGACCGCACGCTACACGCACGAGACCATCGCCATGGGCTTCTCCATCACGGAAGAAGCAATGGAAGACAACCTGTACGACTCCCTGTCTTCCCGCTACACCAAGGCACTGGCTCGCGCAATGGCCTACACCAAGCAGGTCAAAGCGGCAGCAGTCCTCAACAACGCCTTCAGCGGCTCCGGTGTGACCTACGGCGACGGCAAAGTGCTGTGCGCTACGGATCACCCCCTTGTCTCTGGCGGTACCAACTCCAACACGTTCACGGTTGGCGCAGACCTCAACGAGACTTCTCTTGAGGCCGCTGTCATCCAGATCGCTGGTTGGACGGACGAGCGTGGTCTGCTGATCGCTGCCAAGCCCCGTAAGCTCATCGTGCCCCCGGCACTCCAGTTCGTGGCTACCCGCCTGCTGGATACCGAAGGTCGCGTTGGCACGGCTGACAACGATCTCAACGCGCTGCGGAACAACGGTTCCATCCCTGAGGGTTACAGTGTTAACCACTACCTCACGGACACGAACGCGTGGTTCCTCCTCACCGATGTCCCGAACGGCCTGAAGCACTTCGTGCGGACCCCCATGGCAACGTCCATGGACGCCGACTTCGACACCGGCAACGCCCGTTACAAGGCTCGCGAGCGCTATTCGTTCGGCGTGAGCGATCCGCTTGGAATCTTCGGCTCGCCCGGCGCAAGCTGATAGAAATCAAGTACTTAGCGTTACCACAAGGGGGCTTCGGCCCCCTTTTTAATTCCCGCTTGACACAGCGTGTCGTGGTACCTATAGTGTTTTCAGGCTTTGTACTGGAGATAAACGCTATGAGTACCAACGTGATTTACAAAATCCGCAACGTCGTCAATGGGAAGTTCTACGTCGGCAGCGCAAAGGACACCCGAGTCCGCTTCCGGCAACACCGCAAACTGCTCCGCAAAGGCACGCACCACTGCAAGCACTTGCAAGCGGCATGGAATAAATACGGCGAGGATGTGTTCAAGTTTGAAGTCGTGGAGCGCCTTGAGTCTTGGGACGAGCTAGAACCCGCAGAGGATAGGTGGTTGGCTGAACATGTAGGGCAACCCTACTGCTACAACAGCGGGCGCAGCGCCCGGGCACCATGGCGCGGAGCTTCTGGGGAGGGGACTCCGTTCTTTGGGCATAAACATGGCCCTGAAGCACTAGCGATGCTTTCTGCGGCCACCAAAGAACAGTGGCGGGTAGCTGACCCCCGGACAGGCAAACAACACTCCGAAGGTGCCAAACAGAAAATAGCAGAGAAAACACATCAAGTACTTGCTGAAGGGCGCGGGGGGAAGTTCATCCCGACAGCAGAAACTCGACGCAAAATGTCCGAGGCCCTGAAGGGCAACCAGAACGCCAAGGGGCATATTCGAAGCGAGGAGCATAGACGCAAATTAGCGGAGTCCGCCCGGGGTAACCAACATTGGCTAGGCCGCAGCCATACGATGGAAAGCCGAGAGAAGATGAGCAAACAAGTTCGTGAGATTACGACGGATACGTTGTTCGTTAGCCTTTCTGCGGCGCTAGACCATTACGGGCTTAAAATGCCCACTCTCCGCAGGGCGCTAAAGACCGGCAAACCCATAAGTCGTGGCCCGTGCGAGGGCTTGCAATTTAGGTACGAACACGTTTGACCCATTGATAATTACGGCGTATAAAGAAAACTAATCCCTGACAGGTTCACCTGAGCCTGACTCTAGCCACGACAGGAGATTCCCATGGCTAACACTACGTTCAACGGCCCCGTCCGTTCCGAAAATGGCTTCAAAGCTATCACCAAGGCTTCTGGCACCGGTGCGGTGACGGAAGACATTTCGATCTCTCACGACGGTACCAACAGCGTGGTCATCTTCACCGACCTGCCGACCTCTGATCCGTCCGTGGCTGGTCAACTTTGGAGCAACTCCGGCGTGCTGACGGTCTCCGCTGGCTAAGGAGATAACCCATGTCTAATTCAGACGTACGCGCCAAACGGATTACCGCCGCAGCCTCTCTCGCAGTAGGCCCGGCGCGTGTTCGTCAGGTGCAGGTTCTGACGGGGGCGGGGGCAGGACGCTTGACCATCACTGATGGTGACGGAGGTCCGACTGTGTTGGACATCGACTTCCTTGCGTCCGATTCTCACTCTGTGAACATCCCCGACTGGGGCATCCGTTGTGAGTCTGATGTGTTCATCACTGCGATGACCAACATCACGGCTATGACGGTGTTCTACAGCTAATGCGTAGGTACTACGCCGCCGGGGGGCGCGTTGATAAGGCTAAGATGGCCTGCAACAAGCCCCGCCGTACCCCGGGCCACCCTAAGAAGTCGCACGTCGTGAAGGCGTGTGAGGGCGGTAAGGAAAAGGTAATCCGGTTTGGTGAGCAAGGTGCCGAGACTGCAGGCAAGCCGAAAGCGGGTGAGTCTGAGCGCATGAAGAAAAAGCGGGCGTCCTTCAAGAGCCGCCATGCGCGCAATATTAAGAAGGGCAAGATGTCTGCAGCCTACTGGGCTGATAAGGTGAAGTGGTAATGCCGTCAAAGAGCGACAAGCAAAAGCGTTTGATGGCGGCAGTTGCCAACAACCCTGAGTTTGCAAAGAAAGTCGGCATCCCACAATCCGTGGGCAAAGAGTTTGAGCGCGAGGATAAGAAGATGGATTGCGGATCGAAGCGGATGATGGGCGGTGGCAAGGTCATGAAGGGCTACAAAGAAGGCGGTAAGCTCAACATGGTCAAGAAGGGCGACAAGATGGTCCCCGATTTTGCTGCTGACGGCGTTGGCAAGATGAAGAAGGGCGGTGCTGTCTACAAGAAAGGCGGCAAGGTTCGTGGCTGCGGTATGGCTAAGAAAGGCGTCCGCCCCGCGAAGATGATGTAATGCGACGCTACTACAAAGAAGGCGGCACGGTGAAGGACGATTGCTACCGCAAGGTAAAGCGGCAGTATAAGGTCTTCCCGTCCGCCTATGCGTCGGGCGCCATCGCCAAGTGCCGGAAGAAGAAAGCTCGTGGCGGTTCGTAAGACTAAAAAGGGCGCCGCCCTCAAGCGCTGGTTCAAAGAGGACTGGAAAGATGTCCGAACCGGTAAAGAGTGCGGTCGCCAAAAGGGTGAGAAGCGCGGGACTCCGTACTGCCGCCCGACCAAACGCGTGTCGTCGAAGACGCCCAAAACGGCATCGGAGATGACGGCTGCCGAGAAGAAGAGCAGGGTATCGCAGAAGAAGAGTCTCGGTCAGCCAGCAGGCAAACCCCGCCGTGTGAAGCCTCTGAAGAGGAAGAAGTAAATGGCAA